CTGGGCACAATCATTGAAGTACCTGGAAGAGGATTTAGGCATCACCGTCAACCTCAAAGGCTTGCTGTGGATGCAAGGCGAGCGAGATGCGGACATTATCAGTGAAGGGGCGGGCTACACGAAGGCCGAATATAAGGTAGGACTGGAGAATTTTTTAAATCGTTTTCAATCAGAATTTGGGCCAGACTTGCCCGTCTATTCCATCGATATTGGTGAAGAATGCAATGTTGCCGGACCAGCGGTGATCAGTGGCGTTGGCTTTCAACAGGTGCGCGATGCACAAGCGGAAGTGGCGGCAGCGCGTAGTGATTTTCAAATCGCAGCCAGTGCGAAACCGTTCTGCCTGGCCGGAAAGCATGAAAACACCCTGCATTTTACGCAGGCGGCCTACGATGAGTTGGGCGCTGCCTTGGTAGATGCCGTGACAACCTAATGAATCCATTTCATCCTCCATGGCGTGAAGCCATGGCCTGAAGCGAAGGCGGTCAATATTTGGCACTGCGTGATGCATGTGATTTTTCCGCCATCTCAATCATGTCCGATGGACAGTATTTACAATCACAGGAGAAACTTATGACGATGTCTCAAGCCGATATGGCAAACAAGGTCCATGCGCTGGGTAGCGCGTGGGAAAGCTTTAAACGCGTCAATGACCAGCGTTTGAATGAACTGGAGCGAAAAGGGTCATCCGACCCGTTGCATGATGAGCAGTTATCGCGCATCAACCACGTACTGGACAATACACAACATCAAATTAAATCGCTGGAAGCGAGCATGTATCGCCCAGCCGCTGGAGATGACCGACTGGTGAAGAATTCAGCCGCAGCGGAAGAGCACAAAGGTGCCTTTTGTAGCTATTTACGCAAAGGCGTGGATGCCGGGCTGGTGGATTTGGAACAAAAAGCCTTATCCGTTGGGTCGGACCCTGATGGTGGCTATCTGGTGACATCGGCAATGTCGCAAACCATTGCCAAAGCCATCAAAGAGGTGTCCCCGGTTCGTGCATTGGCGCGAGTGGAAATGGTCTCAACCGATGCGCTGGAAATTGTGCAGGATCATGAAGATTTTGGCGCAGGCTGGACGAGTGAAACCGCCAGTGTATCTGACACCACCACGCCGCAATTTGGTCGCGTGACCATTCCGGTGCATGAGCTATTTGCTCAACCCAAAGCCACACAAAAGCTGATTGATGATTCGGCGGTGGATATTGAAATGTGGCTGTCTGAAAAGATTTCTGAAATCTTTTCCAGCCTTGAAAACGCATCTTTTGTCAGTGGTGACGGCGTGGGTAAGCCACGGGGATTCCTGACCTATAATGCCGGCACGGATTGGGGTGAAATTGAGCAAATCGACTCGGGCTCTAATGGTGCGGTGACGGCTGATGCCCTCATCGAGCTCTATTACAGCCTAAAAGAGCAGTATGCGGCGAAAGCCAGCTTCTTGATGCACCGTAGTGTGCTGCAAGCCGTCCGGCAGTTAAAAACAGGTGCGACCGGTGAATATCTCTGGGCGCCAGGCCTCAACACCGGCCAGCCGGATACCTTGCTGGGTGTGCCGGTTTACACCGCCACGGATATGCCCACCGCGACCACAGGCAGCCTTTCTGTCGCACTGGGTGACTTTCATGCCGGGTATCAGGTTGTGGATCGCCTTGGCGTACGGGTGCTGCGCGACCCATTCACAGACAAACCGTTTGTGAAGTTTTATGCCACCAAACGCGTGGGTGGGGATGTCGTGAATTTTGACGCGATCAAGCTCATGAAACTGGCGCAATAGGTTTCGTTGCTCCTCGTTCATCCCACGTAATTAGGCGAGGGGCAGCGTTTACAAAGGCTCATGGCTGGCGCGGACGTACTGCCCGCGCTCCATGGCCCATTTAATTTAGGAGATTCTATTTATGAGAGACATGCACCATAACCTTTTCGCTGTGAGCGCGTTTGATAGCGCTGCGATCAGTACCAACACCACCACCAACGGCAATATCATTGATATGCAGGGCTTTCATGCATTGGAGTTCATTATGCAATCGGCCACGTTGACCGATGGCACCTACACGCCATTGGTTGAAGCGGGCGATGCAAGTGATCTTTCCGATGCCATCGCCGTGGCCGATGCCGAATTGCTCGGTACCGAGGCCAATGCCACTTTTAGCGACAATGAAGACGATAGCGTGAAGCTGATCGGCTATATCGGCAACAAACGTTACGTTCGGCTTTCTTTCGTTTCGACCGGTGTCACCACCGGCGGAACCTTGGCGGCAATCGCTGTCAAGGCCAAGCCTGGTCAAGCGCCCGTGGCGTGAGGCCAGTCTATTGATGGTCCTTTGGGGCGGCTTCGGTCGCCCCTTTTTTTATAAGGCCCATACTCTCACTATGAGTGCCGTGGGTTTGTAAAGGTTTTTCTTTTTTCATGAAATTGTAACAATGTTTGGCTATGCTATAGTTGCGAAAGAATAAAAAGCAGGAGCCAGTGATGGCAGAAGAGCAGAAAACGTTTGAAATTCTTGGCGTTGCCGAGCATGAGGGAAGCCAGCTTATTCATGTGGATGGAGCACAGGGGGAGGCCTATGCCGTGCACCCAAGCGGCGCGACCTGGGCAAAGATTGATTTTAAGAAAACGAAAGAAGATGCTCTTGATGCAGCCGAGGGTTACCCGGATGATCTTAAAGAAATGGATCTGGGTGCTAACATTTCTTCAAAGATTCAAAAGAAATATGGCGATATCGAGAAGGCCTATGGGGTGTATGTGCAGCGTGAGAATGCGACACCACAAGATGAAATGCTTGTTAGTGACGCCGCGCGTGAAACGAGACTAGAAGAGGAAATCGCTGCAATACAAGAGTCATTAGAAGACTTTAAAGATATTAGTTCAGATTTGCCTTATGTCAGAACCTATGCGGGTGACGGGGTTGGCATCGGTGGCATTGCCTATGATGGCAATACGTGGGTCGCATTTGAGTACACGCAAACAGAAGAACAAAAAAAGAATGAACAATATACTATTAAAACAAGAAAAATTGGAAAAGACATTCCTCGGGAAATGATTGCAAACGTACTTGAATCTGCAGATGGTGAGCCTGAAATTTCTGCAAAAGACTCCACTGAAGTACGTAAATACTATGGCGAAACTCTGGATTTCACGATGCCAGGAAAGAAGAACTTCTTCGACCATATCCTTGGTTTTGCGGCGAATGCCACACAGCTCTTGGCCGATACCTCTCAGCAGATGAATGCGGCGGCGGGACAGGTACCGTTCTTGCAAAAGGCGGGTGTCAACCCAGCCGTGGAGGATCTCTACACCGATGAGCGCAAGAAAGCCATCGTGACCCATTATATTGAGGTCGATTACATTAAAGAAGCGAAGCCGGAAGAGCAATTTGCCAAGGCGTTGGCCTATGCCAATAAGCATTATGGTGAAATCCCTCTGCCTGTAGACATCGAGGCCGGGCAAGCCTTTACATTGGAAGAGGAAGGGACCACCTACGGCTTTAATCAACAAGGGCATTTGTTTGAATGGAAAGAAGACAAATGGCAGGGTGTTGAAACGAAAGATGGAAAATATGCAGGCTTTGCTGCGGAAAAATTTGTTGAAGCAGAGATTACCGATCAGCCCAAAAAGAATGGGAAAGTCCAAGATGTACCGGAATCGGTCCTTGGCAATAAAGATTACGTTGTCGGTACAAGCTTAATGGGCATTGGCATGGCGATGTTTAACAGCGCGGTTGGTAAGCTGATGGCATTTTCCGGGGCGGCAATCAATATTGCGCAGGCGTTTTTGGACCTGACCGGCAATCAGGATGACAAGGGAGAAGGCGAAAACCTTGGCAGCCAGACCCGACAGGCCTTGCAAATGCTCACGGATTGGTTGAATAAACAAGCAGGCAACGAGGTAATTCCGGAATTAGAAGCGGGTATCAATCGCGGCTAAATGCTAAGCACCAAGGGGGAAGGGTGTGGAGGAATCCAACGAGCATACCTTAAAGCTCATCAAAGAGGGGGTGTATGTCATCGGCCTGTTTCAGGTTGAAAAAGGCGGCGTACCTTATTACCTTTACCTTGCCAGCCAGCTGAAAAAGCTGGAAGAATTAGCAGACATTTTTAAGAAGAAAAAAGGCTTCCGCATTGGGGATTACGGCGTTGTGTTGCGTTCCGGCCCCGGAGAAGAGCCGCCTATCCCTGTGCAGCGCTACATGGAAAAAGAATATGGTTACGATCACGATAGTCCTCTGAGGTTCTCATGAGTGGAGACTGGCAGGATTATGTGCACCATCAGCAAGAAGATGAGGATGCGGACCATCAGTTCCGTGATAAAGAGGAAGAGCGCAAACAGGCCAGTGAGGCCGCCACGGAGATTGACGAACCACAAGCCGGGGAGATGACCGTGGAGACCATGCTGCTTGGCGGGTTTGCGCTGGATGAGCGCGTTCAGGGATCTTCTGTCATCAAGCAATTCCTCACCAAAGCCAGCTCTTTGGAAACCGCCTCGACGGGGGTAGGTGACCTCGTGCGGGATGGCTGCTATGATGCGCAATATGACAAGGAACAGGATGCTAAGAAAAAAGGCCAAAAACCGCCCGAGAAGGACCCGGCGAAACAGTCGGAAAAACTCAACCGTCAGGTCATGATGGCACGGATGCTGGTGCGCCAGTCTCAAGCCAATGTCGCTCGCAAGGCCGACCTTATTCCTAAAGGCAAGGTGATTACCTGATGGAGGGCAAACATACGGCGGACCTCCTTAAGGATAAGCTTTATGCATTGATTTACCTCCAAGGTGAGGGCAAGGAAGGGCCACAATACGTTTATTTATCCGTCAGGATGGACCAACTCAAGGCGCTGACACAGGCACGCCTTCAAGACACCGCTTTTGAACCTTCCGATTTCGGCAAGGTGCTCGCCCATGGTGCCGGTTACCCGGACGATGACACGAAACGCTATATGCAGGATACGTATGGATTCAGCCACGACGAATATGTGGACCTGATCGACCAGCCAGACAACGACTAACTCCCCATGATAATTCGTATGATTCAGACCCGCACAGCCGTGTGGGATGACTGCGTATGTTTGTTGCATGTCGGCTGTCATTATGACCTGCCTCAAAGCCTTGCATTGCGACTGAAGCAACGGGGCTGGGCGATTTCTTCTCAACCAAAAACGGAATAGCAATTATGTTTGCCTATTATCATAGCACGTACCCGACAGGTACGTTGGTACGCACCAGTGCGCCCCTCAGTGAGCCCATCAGCCTTAGTGAAGCGAAGCTTTTTTTGCGTGTCGACGGCACAGAAGAAGATGGCTTTATTGAAGACACAATTGCCGCCGCACGTGAGCAGGCCGAGCAGCATATGCGCCGCTCGCTCATCACGCAAAGCTGGAGTCTCTGGCTGGATGGTCAGGTAGCTGGCCGTGTGTGGTTGCCAATGGGCCCCATCCAAAGCGTCAGTGGTGTGCGATTGCATCCCAAACAGGGGAGCAGTCAGACAGTCGATAGCAGTCTGTATCAATTGGATGGGGCAGGCCAGCGGCTATGTTTGCATCAGCATATGCAGGAAGCACAGATTGAAATACAATATAGCGCCGGTTATGGAGCTGCTGAAGATATCCCTCCCACGATTAAACAAGGGCTTTTGCTGCATGTGTTGGCACTTTACGAGCGGCGAGAAGGTGGACGCATGCCAGAGCACAGCTTGCAGCTCTATGCCTCTTATCGACGGGAGATGGTCTAATGCCTTACGCAGCCGAACGCATGCGGGAGCGCATCACCATCCAGGCCCCCACACGCACGGGAGATGATGGCGGCGGTGTGACCGTAAGCTGGAACACGTATGCGACCCTCTGGGCAGAAGCGCTCCTTTCGCGCGGGGAAGAGAGTCTGGTTGCGGCCCAGCACAACAGTCGGACCATCGCTCGTCTGATCATTCGCCACCATGAGGGCATTAGTACGGAGATGCGCGTGTTGCACGGTGGGCGGACCTATAACATCCGCGCCGTGCTGTTTGACTATGAAACCCGGGATCGCACCATCTTGCAATGTGAGGAGATTTTGACATGAGTGTATGGTGGGAAGTGCAAAAAGCTGTTTACGGTCGATTAGACGAAGATATGACACTAAATGCATTGGTCACAGGCGTGTATGACCACGTGCCTGAATATACGGCGCTGCCCTATATCACCTTGGGCCACCCGCAATCCACGGATATAAGTTTGGTCAGTCGAGTGATCAGCGAGATTCAACTCCCTATACAGTTGTGGAGCCAGGCATTTGGCAAGCGACAAAATTTCGAGATACTTGATCGCGTATTCACATTGTTGCATCAGCAACCACTGACAGTGGGGGAAGGATATAATTGCCTTAGCATGGCGGTGACGGGAACGCGTACTGAGATACAAGACATTGCTGGGAGTCTTTATATGACGACCGTCAGCCTACAAATCACAATGGAGCATGGATGAGTCTTAAATGGGCTTTTGAGATGCTTGAACCTGCCGGGTGGCAACGCCCATTTTAGCGTCGATGGTTTGTTCTGTAGAAAAACTCTTAATTTGATGGTATCCGGTGCGTAGATCCACGCCATAACCATTCATCTGTTGCGTAAAGCTAAGTGTGTGATGTTTGAATTGTTGCTGCCAGCGCTGCATTTTACGTTGCATGCGTAACATATCTGCACGGGAAAATTGCATGCGCTCAATATTAAAGTCTAACAATCCTGAGGATGAGGGATGGTCGTCTGCTGGCATAGCGATCAGACTTAAGCCCAATAATGACGGTGCAAAAAATGTAAGAAGGATTTTCACGATGCCAACCTGATTTCAGTTTTATTTTTTATTATTAACTATTATGCACCCTAATAGTTAATATGACCTTAGGACGTTGTGACAATTTTGTGAAATCGGCGGACTATTTTACATCCAACTGTGAAGTTTTGTGGGCACTCACCAGTACTTCGCCCTCAAACTCAAGTACAGTGGGCCGTGTATCTTCTCTAAAAAAATAGACCCAGCGCTCCGTAATATTTTGTTTTGACGGAGTATGTTTCGTTCGCTCCGCTTTGCGTGGCTCGCCCAGTGCTAAATAGACCATCTGACGAGTAGCACCCATGAAGATGGTGCGCTCCATAAGAATTTTCTTCTGTGCAAAGGGAATTTCGAGGGCACGAATGCTGTTGATGCGTTTTTTTTCTTTCATGCCAACTTCTGTGATGCCTAGAACATCCACACGAAGTAACAGTTGATCCAACGCCTCAGGGTTCTTGGCACCAACATAGGACAGGGAGGCACCTGTTGTCACAGCGATGAGCAAATATATCGCAATTTTTTTCATGTCTCATTTGTGATGTACTCGTAGGCACACCACCCCCCTGAGTTCTGTTTATATAGGTATATTGCCCCATATTTATTAATTGTCAGTTAATGTGTTCGGATAAATTACTAACAATAGAGGTTACATATTGCTGATGTCTCTGCACGATCGGAGCAAGATCAGAAGACGCGCAATCAAAATCCGCGTACAGCTCCTGGTACGTGGATTGCGCGGATTCCCTGATATTTTTAACAAGGCTTGCCGGCGCTTGCATCAGTGAAAGCTCATGTGTGAGAGCACCACTGATGACCAAAGCATCTTTTACAGACGCTTGATTGCAAGATTCTAAAAGATAATAATTAATAAAAGCCTGTTCATAATCTCGCTTTAAAGAATCCAACTGCCTTTCAAGCACATCGGTGTCGTTATCTGCTTTTACCACCGTCACAGGCTGTGGTGCATTTCCTTGCGCCGTATCTTCACAATGAACCATCAGATCATTTGCCTGATGCAATTGCTTCATATCGTAAAAAACCACTGAAAAACTGAGAAGGAGAAACGCGACGGCAAATAATAGCCGGTTACGCGCTGAAATAGATAAAAGCTGGAGCGCATAATCGATAGCTGCGGTGTCCTGGCTACTTGCATGGGAGACCAGCCTTTGATAGTAGCGCCGCATTTTTCTTTGTTCATACGAAATAAGCGTAATGCAAAGAAATGCTACCCCTATAATCAGCATCCATTTTATGGTTAAATCACTTGGTGCTAATTGGTAGGCATCGGTTAGTTGTTGTATTAGCTCAGCCATCTGCATCCCCGTCTTTTTCTGGTTGGCAATCAATTGTTACTGGCTCGCCTCTATACGCCATCGCTGTGTGAAGGGCGTCAAAATTAAAGCAGCGGTATTTGATCTCGAGATCTTTTAGGCAGAAAGGGGCGGGATCAAAAGGCATGTGCTTGTCGTCCAGCTGAATGACGCATAAGGGTTTCTTATTGCAGAGGCTTTGCGTGTGCTTGAGGAGGTTGTTCTTCTTGATTTGATAGAATTTATTTTGGTCCGGCACGCCAAGTATGTTTTTCACCGGCTTTCCGTGGCAATTTTTTCCCCATGTTGCTTCTTCAATGCGCGGGTAATAGATCACAGCCTTTTCTGGTTTGGGTGCATTATTCGCCTGCTCGCTTGAATTGGTACCGTTGGATAAAGTGATGATAAGCAGCGTGACAACCACCGCCGCGATGATAAGCGCCCCCAAAAGCCTCACTGTCGACTCTCCCCTTTATTTTTAATGAAGATAGACAATTGATCACGTAAATGCGACTATTTTTTAAAAAAACG